GCCCCCACTAGGTTCGCAATAGGACACAAATCTTCGGATTCCGTTAAGTTGCGACCTATAGCTAGTACTACTAGCTCAGACGTATTCTCCAAAGGAGAATTCGCCTTCCTCAGGAACCCCTACAGGATTCACGAGGACTCCCATATCACAAACTTTTAGTTTGAGATTAGGGAGACCGATGGTCATTTCATCTATAAGATTGACCATTTGTATTTCTCCTCGAATTGGCAGTGCCGTTTTCTCGGAGAAATCGTAAAAGAGCTCTGGGTCATCTTTGATGTCCATTGCCCTTTTAAGGTCATCAGCGCTTAGCTCTGTATGACCTTTAAAGCAGATACCCCAAAGTTTGGAGTATCTCCTTTTGAAACTTTCTGTATTGAATGCAGAAACTTTCGCCTCTCCAGAGAGAATCTCTTTAAAGAGGAAGATCCGGAGAAGATGATCTTCACCTTCTTTCTTGGTCAGCCAGTCAGATCCACGTAATCGGTTTCTGACTTGCTTAAGCGACAGTCCATCAGCGATGCCCGCCGCTTTTCGAGCTTCTTCCAACGGGAGTCCCGTGGAGTAGCCGAATATTTCGGTCATTAGTAATTCCCGAACTAGAGAAACTTCGGACTCTAAAAGAGTGAAGCCTCTATAAGAGATATTTGAGGTTAAACCTCGAAATAATCTCTTCGTCTCTTCGTCAGCATTGCCTTCTAAGAGATCTACCAGAAATGACTTAGTCGGATCTGGTATTCTAGCTGCTATATCAGGAATTTCCTCTGGCAGCCAGAGTCCTAAACCTCCCAGATCTTCTGGAAGGAGCAGGTGCCAGAAAACTCCACTGGAGCTGTCTGGTAAAAGAGACCCCATTCTTTGAAAGAAACGGTCTCTGACGAGTCTCTTCCATTTATAATCGAAGAGATCGTCCGGCATCCATCTAAGGGTTCTACCCAAGGATGATGCCTTTCCAACGGCTGTATTACGGTCGTTGAAACTCTCATTGTTCTTTGAACAGGGAGAGAGAAGCCTTACCTTTATCGAATCGATAAAAGGAGAGGCTTGATAGGATTCTGGATCATCATTGATGGTCTTTGGATCCCATCGACGGTTTCGGAAGTTTGAGACTTTCAAAATCTTCTCACAGTATCTCACAGCAATGCTTGAGTGTCCGTGTTTATCAGGTGAGATCTTTGATCCTAACCTGATATGAGCGGCTGTTATACCTTCTAGGTATTTCAGCGGTCCTATAGCAATGTGATCATCACCAGCTATAGCAAAGCACCTCCAAGGAACTTGGATTGGCTTTGTAATATCTCTCTTAAGATACTTACGAAGAGATATTTCTTCTGCCACTAGATTTACTAGTGTCAGAATCGTCTTCGCGAGAGGTTCTCCCATGAAGACGCCACGTCGAGAAGTGAAGACAATGCCTTCCTTTTCGATTAAGCAGATTCGAGGTGCTAGAAGCAGATCGACTGCTATTCTGGTGAGCGGGCTATAATAGCCAAGCCCATCAGTGAATCCCTGTAGAACTTGCACTGCAACTTCCTTAGGAATTGCATCAGTAGCTGACTTCAAGTCACTACTGAGACAAAGTAGATTCCCTTTCAGTGAACTGAAATCTGCTTTTCTGGCCAGATAAAGGTATTGCCATGCCTGGTCAGTTCTCGCCATACCTGCTTCGCAGCTAGGGTGAGAGGCTAAGAACCCACGTGTTATGTGGGCTAAAGCCTGTTGTAATACATAGAGCCACCATGGCCCTGTAGTTACAATTCGAGCTTTGCACCCTGGCTCTGTCACGGTCAAAACTCGTAGCAGGATTCCTGCTGAGGTTAGCTCATTTTGCATTGCAAAATAAGCAACCATAAGGATTTGTTCGCCTATGGCTTCATCAAATCCTTGACGGAACACCGTGAAACTTCCAATAGTTTCCGGAGTAGTTTCTCCAAACTTATGATCGGGATACCCGTGATAAGTTTCGGATCGACACCATGTTCTCCACCGGGGAACATTCTTCTCTTCTCTTAGAGTACAGAAGGGTGTCTCAATTAACCTATCAACCTCTGGTTCATAGGTTAAGAAGGGTGTAATAGAATCTATTATCTCCTTTGAACGGCCTCCCTCAAGTACAGTGTGGTTGAGGGACCCAGCTGTTGCCAATGATATATGGGCAGCAGCGATCGGACCGGGACCCGCTTTGCGGCATTTCCGGCCGACAATCCGTGAAGCCTGATAGGCTTCATGGAGTATATTACTATCCGGGTTATAAACCTCTGTAGTAATATCTTGGAAAGTCTTATAGGCTTCCAATTCAACCTTCCGGTCCCCTGTGGGGAGCTGACGGGTTGAAATTAACTGGGCAAGATCTGTTAGATCTTTCCTAGTTAAATTCCCAAATCGCATTTCTTGAATGCGAGGCCAGGAATCCAAGTTAAAGAAGAAATTCTTTGGATCTCTTGTTTGACTTGATAAGGTGACTGTCTCAGTCGCCTCATTAAATACTGAATTACCATAGGCCTTCCAGTATTTAATAACGAGTGGTAGGTTGAACGTACCAGTCGTCATAATCTTCCGAACAATATGTTTAAGAAGACTATAACCGTCATCTGTTATAAACATCTGACGGTCAAACAATAGTAGGGAATCTAAGATTCCCGCAATTGTTTGTTCAATTCTCTTGATCTGTTTCACAGATCGGAGACTGA